TTTCACAAATTCTTGAAGAGAAGGATATCTCATCTTCAAAGAATACTCATCATCCAACTGAATAATATTGGTATGTTCTGGATCTTTCTGTACTTGAATATCACTCAGAGCAATACTGACTTCAACTCTTGTCACCTCATCATCAGGACAAGTTAGTAGAACATCTACAGTCTCTCCAACAGACTTACCTCTAATATTGAGGAACAAGTATTCAATATCAAAGGTTGAAAGTTTATCTACTTTGATACCTCTGGTGATAATGCAGTTATTAAGCACCTGCTTCACCGCACTAGAGATCTCTTCAGTGCTCTCACTCTCCATTGCAATGATGAGAAGTTTCTCTTCTTTTACAAGGAACGGTCTATATCTAATTTTTCTATCAGAAGAAGGCAGCACCAACTCATAAGTTGGAGCACTAATTTTTGGTAAGGACATAATAACTAATCAAGTCATATAACTTATTTAGAGGTTTCCTGGAGATGTTTGCCACGCATTGGGTAAGTTCCCTGGGGCGCGAACAGCAGCTGCACCAGGTTCTGTGACAACAGGAGCAACGGGTGGTTCAGGTGCTGGTGTACCAGTAGTTCCACTCAAATCTGCTGTTCCACTAGGTCTTTGCTCAATGATAGTTGGACTACTTGATCTCAAAGTGAATGCTTCCTTCAGTGCTTTAGAATAACTATCAATAGCACCAAAGACATATCTATCATATGCGAAATCAACTGTGACTTCTAATACTCTAGATGCATCATATGATATCTGAGTTGTTGAAATATTTCTAGGGAAAGCATTCAAGAAGTTATATTCTATACGATTATCAAGATCTCTGTCAAACTTCAATAGTCTGATTCTCTCACACTTATACTCTTCTGGATACTTTGTTCTATAGTAATAATTATTAACCTCAGGAGTTAATCCATCTCTAGAAGATCCACTCATGATGTACTCTTGCCATAGTTCAAAGAACCTCTGCACCTTATATTCATAGTCAACATAGAATGTCAACTTCATTTCATCAAATTTTCTTTTATATGCAAACCTTTGAGTTACACCAACATATTGATCATCTGCATCTTTAGTAAACAACCCTGTACCTGGAACTGCTGCTCTTCTGCAATACTCACCAAGTTCTCTAGATACAAACTCCTGATCTATACCTCTTTCAGCAAGATACTTTGTTAGACCAATAAGTCTATTAACACCTCTAAATTCTACTTTATATTGAGAAGTCTGAGCTACACGACTGAAGTTCGCAATGAAATCATCCGTCGATCTAGTTCTTAACTTCTCTCTATTGAATGCCACAATAAATACCTCTGGATTAAATAATCTTAGTATGCCATATAGTGGAAGATATCAACCTACCAATATAAAAAAATATAAGGGAGACCATCGTAATATTATTTATCGCAGTTTATGGGAACGTAAGTTCATGGTTTACTGTGACTTGAATGAAAACATTTTAGAATGGGGTAGTGAAGAGATGGTAATACCATACAAATCCCCAGTTGATAATAGGTGGCACAGATATTTTCCAGACTTCTACATCAAGTACCGTGATAATTCTGGTGGTATAAGAAGATCTGTAATTGAAATCAAACCAAAGAAATTTTGCATGGCACCCAAGGTTCAACAAAAGAAAACCAAGAAGTATATCTATGAAGTCACTGAGTATGCCAAGAACATGGCAAAGTGGGAAGCTGCAAAAGAGTTCTGTGAAGATCGTCGATATGAGTTCAGAGTTCTAACCGAAGATGAATTAAAAGTATGAATAGAATCCAACAATATGAAGATACTTTTATTGGATTAGAGAGTAATGATGATATCATGCTAGCACTCCTGGAAATCCTGGATGTCAAATCATTGATCCCAGAAGCAGGTAAATTCTATACCTTTGTCTATAATCCCAAAACACCTAACATTGAATATGATGAGTTTCCTCTCATCGCATGTATGGAACTTACATCTTGGGGTTGGAAGGGATTCAACTTTCATTGGAATGAAATGAGAAACTACACCTTTCCAGAGGTAGTTGGTGAACTACATGAAGTGTATCCTGGTGAACTAGAAAGTGCTAGAGCACTAGGATATGGAAGTTTCAAGATAAATAGCTAAAAAGCATAATGGCAACTATTCGACAATTGCAGAGTTATCGATATCCATTGGATGTTCTTAGTAGTACTAGTGACTACATGAGGTTTCAGATTGTCAAATATCAACCACCAGGTGTCAGACTTACAGCACAGTCACAACAATCTCTGAATAGCCTTCTTAGAACGTCTGGTGGACTTAGTAATATTAACCTTGGTAATCTACGTGCTAGCAGCAGCGAGATTACTCTCAATAATAGACCTAAAGAAAAAACAGAGGTTATTATTGATCTCCCGATGCCAATGAAGGTAGAGGATAAAAATTTCGTTTCCTGGAAAGACGGAAACATGAATAGCATGGCTCAGGCAATCGGAACTGTTGCCGAAGCATTGATGGGAGATGAAAATAACTTTGAGGGTGGTTTACAAGGATTAGTGAGTAACTTTGGCAATGTTATGGGTAATGTTGCTAGAGGAATACAGGGTAATGCTGGTGGAATTACCAATATTGCAGGTAGTTTTCTTGTCAATCTTGCCATCAACTCTTTAGGACAAAACGTTAGTTTCAATGACTATCTTGCAAGAAATAATGGGGTTATAATCAATCCCAATATGGAATTATTATTCAATGGTCCTGGATTAAGATCATTTAATTTTGCATTTACTCTAATTGCCAGAAATAAAAAAGAAGCAGATGAAATCAAAATGATCATTAGGACACTGAAGCAAAGAATGGCTGCAAAGAGAACTATTGATACTTTTGGTCCAGATCAAATTGGTGGTGGTTTCTTACAAACACCTGATGTATTCAAGATTAGGTACATGTCTGGATCAAAAGATCATCCATTCTTGAATAAATTTAAATTCTGTGCTTTAAAAGATATTGGTGTCAATTACGCTGGTAATAATCAATTCATGTCATATGAAGATGGAACACCAGTTTGCGTAATTATAGCACTGGCATTCCAAGAACTATCTCCAGTTTACAACGAAGATTACAATCAGATTCCATTAAGTCAAGGAGTTGGTTTCTAATGGCATACTTTAAGTTTCTACCAAATATCGAATACCTCTCACCATTAGAGGATAAGTCTTCCATTGATTCTTATGTAACTGCAAAGAATCTATTCAGAAGAATCAAGTTATCTGATGATGCAGAAGCAATCAGAAACTCATACCTGTTTGACAAATATATCATCGAAGAAGGAGAAAGACCAGACACCGTAGCAACTAAGGTCTACGGTAATTCTGGTCTTGATTGGTTAGTTATTTTTAGTGCTGGTATCATCAACCAGAGGCATGAATGGCCTCTTTCTGGACAAGAATTATATGAATTTGCTTTAGACAAGTATGGTGATGAGTTGAATGCTATCCGTTTCTATAGAACCACTGAGGTAAGAGATAGTAACGGTAGACTTATGTTACCAGCAGGTAAAGTCGTAGATAAAGGGTTCACTGTTGCAAACCCAAGCAATAGGTCGACAACAATAAACCCTGTTTCTGCTATTACAAACTACGAATATGAGTCTGAATTAAATGATGCTAAGAAAGAAATTGATATGCTCAAACCTGCTTTTAGAATAAAGATTGTTCAAGAACTGACAGACTTGTTGAAGTACAAGGAAGGTTCTACTCAGTTCGTCAATTCTTTCTTAGCAAGAACAGAAAATATCAGAAAGAAATCACCTTAACTTTCTGCCAGTTTGGCAAAGTAGGAAAGGGTATCATCATCGTCACTGCTCAGATTATCCAGTTCTGACTTGAGATCAACAGGAGTAGCAGGAGCAGAACGTTCTGCTTCAAATGCCTGCTCTTCATGCATAGTCTCTTGATCCTGGAACTTAGGAGTTCCACGAACACCCAGAACATAATCCAGACGCTTCTTCAGATCGTCATAGGACTTGAACTGTTCAGGAGCAACGATCTCAGCAAGAGAGTATTCCTTCTTCCAGATCTCTTCCAGTTCGGAATCATCCAGATCACCAAGAGTGCCAGCACGGGCAAACTCACTGGAGTCATAGTTCCAGTAACCAGCAACCTTCTTGATCTTGATCTTGAAGTCTGCACCAGCCCAGAAATCAAAGGGGTTGATGGGATCTTCATCTTCAAACTCGGGTTGCATGGAAGACATGATCTTGTCAAAGATCTTCTTACCGAACTTGAACAGGAACACACCACCCTCGTTCTGAGGATTGGCAGGATCCTTCACTACGTAGATGTTGGCATAGTAGGAGAGTTTGCGTTTCTGCTTACGTGCAGTCTCCTTGTCGGAATCAATCCCACTGTTCCACAGTTGGGTATTGTATTCGGAGACGGGATCCTTCTGACCCAGAGTAGTCAGAGAGTTCTCGATGTACCAACCACCAGGACCTTGGAATGCGTGAGTGTAGATCTTCGCCCAAGGCAAGTCTTCCCCATCGGGAGCAGGAAGGAAACGGACGACAGCATACCCGTTACCTGCTTTATCGACTTCTGGTTTCCAGAGACGATCATCTCCAGAACCGCCGTTGCTGTTCATTTTCTCGACTTCTTTCACCAACTTGCTGGTGAGAGAACCAAGACTGGATTGCTTCTTTAGATTTGCGAATGACATTAGATTTGGCCTGTTTGCTTTTGTATTTTAGTTTACTGTGGAGTCCTTGTCAAGGCTTTTTCGAATTTCTTCGATCGTATTTTGCATGTTTTTAAACAGCAAACCGATGTCAGTATCCTCCTTGAAACCCATGAGGACAGCAGATGCTTGGATATGATCCTTCATCACCTGTGCATCCTCACTATCTTCCAAAGAGAGACGAGTCCACATGATCTGTTGCTTTTCGAGTAGATCACTCAACAGATCAAGATTACGAACTTTTTCCTTTTCAGTGAGAAAATCAAAGTGAATCATATTGGTGTACAGTTCTTCTTGTAGACGATTAATTTCTACAAGTTCTGCACGGATAACATCAGAATCAAAGAGTTTACTCACTGACAATTCCTCTCAGTATTTGTTTGTGCTTTTGCACATCAATATTTAGAAAAGGTTCGTACTTCTGAAGTTTCAGGGAAACTGAACTCCAAATAGGATCGTCTAGACTCTTGTCGAACTTCTTTCTGAACGAGAATATTTTATCATAGATTACCAGAGTTTCAATGGAAATTTTTCCAGCGAGATATCTTTTTAAGAGTATTGGATGTCCCTTGGAACAATCGAAAACAGTCTCTAATCCTGCTTTCGATAGTAATTCTTCCGATTGTTCTTTGAACAAGTAACTCAAACTCTGAGTCCTCTTTTGCCAGCCTTGATACTGACTTTCCCCTTCTTTTATTAAACCACCAATCCATATCTTCTCTGGTGTGTCGGATGCAATAAAGTTTGCGATGAAATAATCACGGATCTCCTCATCAGCTCTCTGACGAGACATCTTTTCAAACCAATATTTATCCTTACGCTTGTTAAAAGCAGACATGGATGCTCTGGTTCTACCACCATACTGAAAGAAGTCATACTTCTCCTTTGTGAAGTGGTTCTTCAATGACAAATAAGTTTGATAACAATCAAACGGACTCACCTT